TGGTTTCTCATGATTCTCAAATACCCAATTGGTTATATCGTTCTTGACCTCACAATAGTGTCGAAGGTGTTGTTGAGGAACAATCTCAAATAAACAAACATCGTCAAACTTTATCTTGGCGTTTGCTGTTGCTCTTAAGAAGCTCCGAATCTTGCGAGAATAGATTTCATACCTGTCTTGAAGGTGGACGGGGCCGACTTTACCAATTTCTCGACCACCGCAAAAGATAGAACCATAATCGATGTTCCGACCAAGAAGATGAGGACACCACTCCCAAGTCCGATCAAGGTTGCTTGGGAAATTGTCGTAAATAAAACTTCCGTTATAATAGATTCCATAGCACTCTCTCCTGTCATCAAGAATTTGAAATGTCATTAATACCCCCCGCTTGATCCTCCACCGATTGCTGGAGTAGTTTCGGAAACACCAGACACACCTGTTTCAATTTCAGTTGTATTGGTCGCCTGATTCTCGACTGTTGATGAGATTGAAGGCGCGGTGTCTTTGTTTCTTTCGTTTTGCCTTTTAATAAAATAATTTGTACCACCATACTTTGATTTATATTTTACTCTGAACTGTTCATTAATATATCTCATAGTTTTCCGGTTGTCAATATTTTTTGTCATTTTTATTGTTTTTAATATTTTTTTAATCTCATTTCCAGATAGCACGTTATTCTCTTCAAAATTTCTTATATGCGTATACAAAGCAAATCTTTCCTTCATATGAAAATCGTCTTCTATCTGTTGTGCTGTCATAGTTTTTCTGTCAACAAACTTAATTGAAGTGTTTTTGCGACAAGCAGATTGTACTATGCGCTCAAAGGGATAAGTGCTAGCAAAATTATTATAATGACTCATAAATTTTTGCATCAAAAGTTCTATATCTACGGTAAAAGCATATTCATATGAAAAAATAAACAAAGCGTTTGTGCTGTAAATATTCCTATTTTTAGCATATGGCAAGAGCCCCGGTGACATTATATCAGCAACCATAATTGTTGGTGTTAATTCTGATACAATAAAGCCATTCTGGCGGCATACATTTAAATAATATTCAAAACACGGGCTTTTCAAAACCCTTTCCTCTGTTATGGGGTCGTTTCCTATATTTAGGCCACCAATATCAACTGCAATGCCAGTTGTAAAAATGTTTGATGTTTTAGAGCGTTGCCAAGAAGTAAAAGTTAATGGCGTGTGATCAGGCTTAGATTTCAAAAATAACAATAAATTCTCAACAAACTGTTTATATGTGAACACCTTTTGTTTAATATTATTAGAGTATAGAAAGTTGTTTATATAATCCTCCATTAATAGGTCAATATAATTGTTATATAACACAAATGGAGATATATAGGCTTTTTTGGGCGCAAAACGTGAAAAAATTGGATCATCATTTGGTATTGTTCCAATTTGTTGTGCGTTCTTCATCGCATCGCTAACCGCCGTAAAAGCATCTGCTGCAAAATCCAATAATCTAAAGACATCTTCTGTGTTTTCATTTTGTGATAGCGCGATCAACTTATTTTCTTTTGGATAAATTGTGTTTAGTCTTGGGTCCACTCTCCCATAGAGCGTGTTTTCAGCAAACGTAAGATTTCTAACTTCTGGGCCATCGTTTATACCCTTGAAGGCGTCTTGTGCATAAAGAACTCTATAATAAAAAGATGTTGATGCATAGGAATTATTGTTTGTTGCTTTAAATTTAGTCATTTTTTATTTTTTGGACCCCTTAATAGCAAGAGCGTTATTGGCTGTTACTGTATTTAGTAATTCAACACATTTAGAAGCGTCTCTGGTGGCTACTCGCGCAGTAATAGCAGAACTCGAAATTGTCGTTTGTGCCCCTGTCATCCCTGTAATTGAAATATTTCTGGATTCTCCGTCTCCACTATATTGAAAAAGAGCACTCAATTTGGTTTTAAACCCCGCAGATGAAATTTCAGATTGTACTTTCGTTATAACATGGTAACCACCAATACCAAGAGCATTAGCAGTTGATCTATTGTTTCCACCAGTGGTTGGGTCCCAATCAGTGCCTCCAAATCCTCGCGGATCAATAAAAATCTCCATGCCGGGATAAAATATTGTATTTCCGTACAACTCCAATTCAACATTATAGACAGCACCTAATTGTAAAAGTCCATAATGACCTTGATTATAAAATCTGGCTTCTCGTAAGTACGCCATGTCAGTTTTAGAGAAACTGACATTTTTTAACAAACCCCTATCTGAGCCTATTTGAAAATGATAGGTCGCATCCTTTTCATCTTCAATTCTCAGGCCACGGCCTTTATGTGTCAATGATAATACCGGAGCAACTGGGTATAACAATATGTATTTATACATATTTTTCGTTGCTTGCTCATCTTCTTCATCAATGCCGCCCGTGCTTAGAGGTAATTTCTCTTTTTCATGCATTGCATCAACGCGGCGGGGTAATGTGGCATAGAATTTAGAATTGTCACCATCGTAATCATCCCAACTCTTGTCAAAATCAATATGAAGCGGGTCAAGATAATATTTTGTTTTAGAGCCAGCAGCACCGGCCTGAGCACTCTTTATTTCTTCGCCTGCGCCCATAAATTGGCCCGTCTGAAACATCAATGAAGAATCAACTCTTCTATTAATACAGGCGTCGGTCATCAATGAAACTGCTGATTTTAATAAATCTTTTACAAATTCAATCAGTGGATACACAGTTCTATCAGGTTTTACTACGTTTTCAGTCATCCAGTTATTAAAAAATTCAAGAGATATAGGAATATCAGCAATATTTGCTGTAAAGAATACCTCCTTTTTTGTATAATCTGTAAATGTAAAGGAGGATAACAACATAACAAAATTTTTCACTTCATCTCGGCGATGTCTAAAAATATCCACATCATCCAATTCTGGATCATATGATGCATTGAAATTCTGCTGTCCGGGGGCTGGGAGATATAAACAATCCATGAGCGTATAAATCAAATCACCCATATGAAAATATTGAACTATATAGTTGTCCACTTCATCGTCGTCATTGGTAGTGATACCAATTCCGCCGCGCTGTGCCTCCTTGACCGATGGGAAAGTAACAGAAAATTCCTTTTGATAAGCTGTAACGTCGCTTTTATCATACTCTGCGCCCCAAATGTTGGATCTTTTATTTAATCGCCTCATGATTGAGCCTTGGGCGGCTTTTATATATTTTTCTTCTGCTGTGATTAAATTTCTTTGTAACGCAATTAATTGCATTTGGTTACAAGACTCTTGTATTTGTTTAGAAAGTATTTGATCTCTCAAATATCTTTTATATGCTTCAATTTGTGGTGTTGATAATGCATTTATGTCAGTAGTTCGCAATTTAGAATCAATATAGGCGGCATAATTGATTTTAACCTCAACTGTGCCATCGTTACGAAAGTCCATATCATGATCAACCATGTTTAATAAAAACGTTTTGTTTGTTAGTTCCAAAGATTTATTAAATTCTTCTAATAAATTCTTTCTAACTTCTTTTATTTTAAGATACAATTTTTTCTTTTTAGAAGCCTTTATTCGCTTCTTTTTTTCCTCTTCTGAAAGCCTAGTATATAGCAGGTCCTTGAAGGCTTCATCATTTCTAATGCTCCAACCAACGTCAACTCTAATTCTAAAATTTGTAGGACTATATTCATTCGGATGAATAGAAGTGGATGTTTTTTCAGTTTTATTTGTTGGGTATAGCAGCAAATCTATATATTTATATTTGTAACGGTCAGAACCTCTTGTTTTTGTTAATTCATTGAATGATTGAAAATACATAACAAGTTCTGCATTTATATCTTTTGTTGCAGTCGCGGGGGTTCCGCCTTCATATGTAAAAGAGAAACTTTTTATACCAGAGCCTTCTCCCTTTTCAATTCCTTCGGCCTTTGAGAGCTTTTTCGCATAAGAGGGTGTAACAAAATTATTAAATGTAAACTCTATTTCTTTTTCACCAAGAACTGGGTCATCAGATATTCTAAACAACCTTATCTTTGGCGTAAGCGCAGATTGTATATCAGGAGTTATATTTAACAGAGGTCGTATTAGTTCTCCTTTTGGTGCTGATAGGTAGTTTGGTATTTTTGAAAACTGTCCCTTTGTGTGGGTCACACGGCGCAAGCGACCGCCGAAAGGATCAATTTTGCCGGTATTTGGTGAATCAACGTCATGGCATTTATGTAACAAAAGTTCCCCACCACGGCCACCACGGTGGGACTCAGCGGGTCGTTGGCCAGCATAATTCATATCAGATTGTATTTGATAAATATATTTCTTTTTTAATTCATCTATGTTTGTTAATAATAAACATTGATCCATATTTTTCTTACGAAGTTCAAGTCTTTCTTTTACCTCTTCTTCGGTTAAATCAACACTTGATGATTTTGGATCATTGGGCAAATCAATATTGTTTATACCAGACAAAGCTGGGGCCGGTGTGCCTGAAGGGGCGGCGGTCTCGGCGAGGTCGGCTAAATCTTCACCGTCATCAGCTACTTTTTGCAAATTAGCAACTGTTAGATATTTTATTGTTGCATCAAGCCATAAATTTTGCACTATTGCCCATTCACGGAGCTTATATGCAGCGGCATTAACAGCATCAATCCATAGCTGCACTATCCATGATCTGGTCGTATCGTCGTCTTCAATTCTGTCTGTTAATGAGTAATAATTGAGACCTTCGGTATCAGCATTACCATTAACTCGATTTTCTGCAATTTGTGAAACACAGGCAGCTATGGTGCCGTTGTTTTGGTGAAATAGATTTCTGTAATCACGCTGAACCATCTCGGCGGCGAGTCTCATTGGACTGAAAAGCAAATCCATATCAGTTTCAGTTAGCTTTATTGGCTTCTCAGGCGATTCGGTTAACGAATTTTTTATTGCTAATTCAAGCGACTCGGCAAGCTGCTTTTTTTTAAGTTCCAAATATCCTAATATTGTGTCATCTTCATGAATTTGATATGGCCCTAATGCTTGTTCTTCCAAAGTATATAAATCAAACATTGATCTGTACCATTTTCCGCTAACGTTTTTAACTTCCAGAGAAGTGATTAGTTTATCGTTTTGTCTTTTGGGGGCCGGGGCGTAGTAGTGTCGAGTTTCGTCTCTGCCGTGTTTATCAACAAGCTTTCCGTCTTTGTCGGGTGCCCATGTTGGAAATTCGGGAAGTTGGTCGCTCAAGGCCGTCACATCGGGTACTATATCATTATACCATATTACCGCACTGATTGCTGGGAGTTTGTCATGTTTTTTCCAATCTTTCTGGCGAGCGGGCACGCGTCTTCCATATCTTCGACGTTTGTCTTCATCTTGTATTTTTGTCAGCAAGGGGGCGTTGCCGGATTGACTATCTTGACCAAACAGCATATATGGATTCTGACTGGTGATACTTAATGATTCAAGTTTCGGATATACAAGCGTTCTACCTTGCTTTAACTTATAGCCTGCCTGTCTGGGGGTGTTGACGCTGCCCAGAAAAGGTGATAATGGCCACTGGGCAGTTCCAAAAAATCGCCATTCCTCCGCATCGAAATCGTTGTTCATGAATGCTGCTTGACCATCGCTATTCCAAGTTTGTTCTCTATAACCTTTAATACCTTCACCAGTGTCTGGGTCTCCATCTAATGCTGTTGTCACGCCTTCTGCGAGAGTCAGGCCATGTGTCACATGTTTCGCGAAAAGCTCCTCAGTTGGTTCTTGGCTTCCCAATCCATTTTGCAAAAGTTTATAATATTCACTATCTGTAAGCAAATCATTTTGTACTTTATCTATCCATTTTTCCCAAAAATCGTGAACCGCATCAGGTATATAGCCGTTGTCGGGGTGGGCTTCACCCCAAGATTTCCCAACAGGGCCAACTTGAATCCATGGTTCTTCAAGCGTGCCGTATTTACCCGCCATCAACATCATTAAACGCTTTTGTTCTACGGTCCAATTTTCATACTTTTTTTCTTCTAAATATCGATAAAATTGAATCACAATCATCGGTGGCCCTGTGCCATCGGATTGTAAATGACCCTGCGAAGCAACTGTTACTGCCGGGTGGAGCCTGCTCCGAACCCAATCGTTGCGCCAAATGGCGTTGTCTTCGAGGTCCGTCACCAAATCGCCTTTCCGGGTTCGCCACTTGCGGCAGTATACGTCACCGGCTGGCATGTTATTGATACAGTGTTTATAGTAGAAATATACTATCCCCTCCCAGCCAGAAGCATCGCTATTCTTATCATATTCAAAGGTTGCCTTGTGCATCATCAAGGATGTTGGGGGTGCGTAAACGGTCACGCCGGGAAGCATGGTGGGGCTTCGACCACCTGCGCCCATACCATCAAGTTGATTAAGAATTATACCAGAGCTATTGGGCGATATGCGGCCATATCGATCAACTTGAACACCGCCGTATGTTCTGGAAATAAATCGAACAAAAAGTGGATCATTAAAAAATTCTTTATATTCGATATTCTCCGAGTCCTCTGAGAAGCCCGTCTTTGTCTTGAAATAGCTATCCAATAGCCACGCGCAAAAGTGGGCTGCTCCGAGGTCGATGGCATTATATTGACTATAATCGTTAGCATCGGATGTGGCGTCCCCTCTTGAAGTAATAACAGTCGCAAGGCCCTTATAAGGCCACATTGAGTCACCTATTGTCCAGTCATAGAGTTTTTGCGGAGTCATTTCTCTATCATCGTCGTCGAGGTCCAACCTTCGCAATCGATTAATCTCGTCATTGCTAATTGTATCGCCTTCATAGAAAAGCATCTTGTTGTCGTCGGTCTCATATGCTGACATTGTTTGATTAAACCATGAGGCCCATGACATTAAAAATGTCGAACTCGTTATTGCTGCATCATCTGCCATTATTCCACCACCTGTAAAGCATCGGCCAGATTAATAGGTATTTCAATAATGTCTCCAATTTTATTTAAATGTTCTGTTGGACGTTTGTTAAAGGAGGCAATGACCCACCAATATTGAGGGTCTCCATAATAACGCGCAGATAAACGCCAATACATATCACCGAAACGCCATGGGTGTTCCACTACATCAATAGAATCATAAACCTCTTGTTCATAAACATCTTTCGCCAAAGTCCGATACTGTTCAACTGACTTGACACCTCTTATGTCAAATAGGTTTCTATATGTATCATCACCGTTTATTGCTTTTCTTCTTTTTTTATATCTAGACATATTCTAAGACCTCATAGGCTCCATTTATTATTTTTTTTACAAACCACTAAAAAAACCACTAGATAGCCATTTGTGTTTCTCAGCGGGTGTACCATGGCCTTTGTCTCCTTGATGCAACACGTTTAACACAAACGATAGATTAATAATTTTAGGATACAAATTATTGCCATCAACAAACATCCCCATATCCATAGCTGGGGTCCATTCTAGCCCACTGAGCCATCCTAGTTGGGGGGATCCACCGGCAGATATCAAATTAGCGTATTTAACCGCTACCAAAGGTGGGCGAGCGATGACTCGGCCAACAGTTGTATTTGATCCTTTATCTTTTTGTGGTTTATAGCCCGGATATAAAAATTTAGCCAACTGGTTACATTTGGATAAATTTTCCTTTGCAGATTGCATTGAAGTGGCGGGGAGATCAAAAGTCAAAGATATAGCACGCTTTGTGCTTTGAAACGTCGCTATTGGATCCATTCTTCCATATACCTCCTCTTCATTCCAGTTTGATGTAAATGTTTGGGTAAAGCTCGTTATAAAGGCTGGAAAAATTATTTCTTTATTTGTTAGCTTACTTCTTATTAATAATTTTCCGGGCCCCCCTTCAATAGAATCTCGGCCTTTCTCGCCATATGTTGCTGTTGGTGTTGTCATAATTATTGTCCTCCCGCATAACTTTTAGAAGCTTTCGCCACTCGACCATCGATCAATTCTTTTAACGCCTTGCCTTTTATTTCAACGTAAACGTCACCAGTTTTGTTACCAGATACTTGACTCTTTATTGCATCAGCAACATCACCGATTGCTGTGCTGACTGAAGCCATGGTCATGTTCATATCACCAGCAGCCTGACCAGTGGTCATCAAGGCTAAATTTGCAATTGTTGACTGAACATCTGCTGTAAGCTCTTGTTTGGACGCTCTGAGACCGTGACCTATGGCTGAAAATGCTTGTTCTATCCGATCTCTGTTTTTCATTAAAACTTGCAGCTTTTCTGTTAAATCAGATATATCCTTGGCGTTTTCAATTAAACTGTTGGTGTCCATCATTGGTTTTGATGGTCTTTTTCCCAAGTTCGCAACTCCAACGGCTAACCCGGCGATTCCGGCGACCGCTGCACCCAACATCCAACCCAACGGGCCAGTCATTGTTAATTTTTTAGATGCTGACGCTAAAATCCTAACTGCAACAGCAAGACCAATGATACCACCGGCGAAAACGGTAAGACCCATAAACACTTCTTTGAACCCAACGCTGTATAGCTTCATCATCGTAATACCTTCAAACATGGTGTCCATCAATTTAGAAAAAGCCCATATAATTGCTGATACACCGATTGCAACGGGAAGAAATCCTTTTGCTAATCCCTTCATTGACACTCCAAGCGAAGAGACACCGGGGGCTGCACTAGCGGAGGCCGCACCAGTTAGTTTTATGGCACCAGCAATTGCACCGGCATTGGCAATAATTTTAAGAATAAAACCACCGATGGCGATACCAAGCACTTTATATGGATTTTTCATAACCCAAGCGATAAACTTACCCAAGCCTTTAACAAAATCTTGAAATATTGGCAACAAATCTTTGTTTTCTATTGCGAATTCTGCCATTGCTAATTTCATTCGTGTCATAGCATCAACAGTGGCTAACATTCTATCGTTTAATTCGTCTTGTGTTTTCTTTTGTGCGGCTTGGTCCTTTTTTAGCTTATCATAAGCACTGGTGCTCATCCCTAAAATTTGATTTGCTTCGGCCATATTTTGAATGCCTAATTGGGCCGCAATAGCTTGTCTAGTGAATTTATCAAGATTTTTAAATTGAATACCTTGGGCCTGCATTCCTTGTATAACTGCTTTAACCCTCTCGTCGTGATCCATCATTTGTAAGTTCAAGCCAGAAAAGCTAGTTCCCAAAATTGCATTTAATTTTGCAGCAGTGCCAGCGGCATCAGAAAAAGTATCAAATTTGTTTGCAATACCCAATAGTGTTTCCACCTCAACAGAGGCAGCACCGGCCATAGCTGCAAGATTAGAAAATATTTTTGGTGCGCGGGACCCATACACAGCCAGCGTTCCCATCGCTTGGTTAAAGTTTCTTGTTATCTCGCCAGCACTCATTCCCAAAGCTTTACCTGATAAAGCGAGTTCTCTGGTCATTTCTTTTGCTTTTGTTTGTGTTACGCCAAGACTTTTGGATAATATTATAAAAGACCCAACAGCTTCTTGGCCGCTGACGCCGATTTGTTCAAGTCCTGCTACCATTCTAGCCAATTCGTTTTGTGTACCCACTGACATAGAATTAAATTCGGCCAAATTGGTTGCAAATGCTTCAAAACCTTTTCCAACTTTATCGGCTGTTAAGCCAAATTTTAAATTTGCCTTCGTTACGGATTGAATCTGAGTTTCATACATTCTACCCATACCAGAGGCGGCTGCAAATGCGGATGCGGCTTTGTCAACAGCAATAATCTGCTCCAATGTTTGTTCTATGATTTTTGTTAATAATGAGGTGCCTATATTGGCGGGACTTAACACAGTCATGAGGGATTTTCCAAGACCTCTAAGACCACCATCGCCCTTGGCTATCGCCAAAAGTTTGCCTATGGACGCGGCGGCTTTGTTGCCGCCTTTGGAAACCAGACCCAAATGAGTTGCCATATCCTCAAACATCGGAGTGGCTTCTCTTAGTGCTTCTTCATAGGCTGGACCAATGTTTTCCACTTCATCGACGTATTCCTTGGCACCTTCGGCAGCGGATCGATATGCTTCTTCTTCTTTTTTTAATTGCTGTATTCTTTCTATCTGTTGATTACTAGCGTCACTTTCCAATTTATGAAGATTTTCTCTGATTGATTTATAATCAGCTAGAATTTTTCTATTTGCATCCAAAGCGGCTAACGTATCTTTGCGAGATATGGCGTGCTTGGCTTCTGCTTGGGCCAGTTCTACGGTTTTTTTAAGATCCTCTTCTTTATAAGGCATTAAGTTCTTTAAAGCATCTATTTCAGCATTAATCTCATCAACCTTCGATTTTCTGCGTTCCTTGGCTAATTTTTCTGCTGCTGCTTTCTCTTGGGCTGCAATTTTTGCAGCCATTGCCTTTTTGCCTCTACCTTTTCTACCTCTGGCCATTTATTATTCCTCGTCTTTGAAGGGCCACAGTAAGCCTGTGTTGCTTTCAAAGTTGTCCACCGCCGTGTTTAAAATTTCTCTTGCTTTAACAGTTTGCATATGTTCTTTTCCATATTGTGAAAAAGCATCAAGATACTCCTTTTCAGCAACGATTGCTTGGGCATAAGATTTAACGTCTTTGTGTTTTCCGCGAATAACAAATTTTGGATTTGAAACTTCTTCTTCATTGACATTCGCGACCACTTGAACATCGTCGCCATACATCAGCTTTAAAAGAGTTTTAGACCATGCTCCTAGCATTTCCATGTATGTCTCTTTAAGAAGTTTTCTTTCCGATAAATCAATTACTAACATATAAATTTTCTCCCCAATTACAAATAAATAGTTTTAATAAAAAAATGCCCCAAAGGGCATTATTTATCTTCGCTTATAAGCCTTATCTAATTCGGCTTTTTCTTCTTTGAAATGTTTTTGCAACCTTTTTAAGAACCACAGTCGCAAGCCAACTGGTAGATTGTAAGCCTCCATAAAAGACCAACCACCATGATGTTTCAAGAGGAAAAACTGCTCATAAGTTGCCTCAATATATTGATCACTCAGGCCAAAAAAAGTCCGCCCCGAAGGGCACCTCCAATTCTTGCTCAAAGCCGCATTCGGTACAAGAATATTGATCAATAACTTTTACATCTGGGTTGGCGATTTTATAACAGCTTCTGAAAAACCTAGAATCTCGCGTAGGCATATTATCTACAAACCTGTTTATAACACTTTGGTCTGCATGTCCTTGGACTGAAACAATCATTCTTTTATATTGATCTGTCAAAGCAGTTTCAGTCGCAGACCCTTTCGCTTTATTTGTGATTAATTTTGTCAAATAAGCCTCATCTTCACCAGTCAAAAGCCTAAAATCCACGGTGAACTTAGATAATGGCATAATAATACTAAAATTGCCATCGCCTGTTTTTGTCAAATTCATTTTTTCATCAACTTGTGATTCATTAACAAATGTCTTGTTCAAATCAAAAGTAACCTCAGAAGAGTGACCACAAGATGGACAATTAATTTTTGTAATATAATCTGAGCCATACCCCGATATGCGCGAAGCAATTACAATTGCATTTCTGTCTCCTACCAATAGCGATGAAGCTTTGATATTTTTATCAACTATAATGTTTTCTAGAAACCTTTCTAATGCGATACCCTTTTTTAAAAGAGTTTTTGATGTCAACAGATCTTCATCTTTTGCTGTCATATACCTTATTTCAATTGTATCTTTACCATGCATAGGGTGCGTTGAAGCATATCCTATACCTTTCGACGGCAAATCAACAAATTCGGTTGGAGCAACGAAGTGCATTGGACTTTGGACATTCGCTGTTTCTGTTGTTGGAGCTTCTGCTTGTGGAACTGCTCCCATTCGTTCCATATTGTTTCTACTCAATTTTCACCTCTTTAAAATTATTTTTTCTGTGCGTTGGTTGCTGTTTTTTCTATTGTTGCATAATCATAAGTAATGGTTATATCTATTGAAACTAAATCATCAACACTATAATCTAGTTTACCATAATTAACTCCCGAAACATATGAATTTACAAGAATCCACTTTCTCAGTGTAGTTCCTTTGTCTGTTAGCTGTTCGATAATAATATTATTAGCTTGGGCCATGTCTGCATCAAGACCTGCTATTTTTAATCTTTTAGCTTCATCTATTTCGGCTTTTTTATCTTTTATTTTTTTATCCTGTTCATTAGAAAAGACATTTCTATTTGCACCTTCTTCTCTTTTTTCGTCTCCGACCTCTTTTTCAAATTTTGCCATTTCTTCCGTCGCGGCTTCCTCTATTTTTTTAAGGGCGGCATCTCGCACACTGGGGTTTAATACTTTCGACAAACCATTTATTTGAACGCCGGAGTCGAAGCCGCGAGTTGCCAGAGTCTTTTGAATCTGATCTACTGAGTCTTCAACGTCTACAACATTAATTACAACATCGTTCCAAGTTGCAACGCCGGGATACTTAAACTTTTGGTTTACCAATAAGAGTTCAGTTGTATCAACATCAAATGAAGGAAGGTCCACAGAATTTGCATACCACCAATTAACGCCAGCGGGCCCTAATTTAAATCTATATTGTCTCGCTGGTTGTAAATTGGCACTACTCCAAAAAGCCATCTATTTCTCCCGCTTAAACAGTTTGCGGTTTAAAGACTGTTCCACCGGCACCGGCGACGCCAGTAGTGCACTCAGCCCAATCATAACGCATAGTCAATTCAAGTTCTTTTAAATCATCATTAGAATAATCTAGCGAACCAAACGAAGCAGCTTGAATAAAAGTATTTTTCAATTCCCAAGACTCAACGGACTCGCCATCAGCATTAAGAACATCAATTTTAACCACTCCCAAACCATTTGCATTAGCCTTGTTCTTTGATAGTGTTGGTTTTTTGGCACCCGTATTTGCATCGGCTGGGACGATATAACCAGCGGTCACCAACATATCATTCAACAACTTTGCAGCATCAGGTGAGATCGGATCAACCAAGGTCATAGCCACAGTTGACCATGATACTCTACCGGGAAAGTAATATTTATTATCCATGTGGTTGTGCTCGGTTTCAGAAACCTCGTAAGAAGGAAGGGTGACAGTTTTAGCCCACCACATAAGTGACTGATCACCAAAAGCGTTCATTGTAATTTTAAATCTATAATTTCTTTTCGCCTCTAATGTGGCATTACTCCAAAATGTCATTATTTATTTTCTCCTTATTATAACTTAATTAGTTGTTGGTCTAGAATTCTACGCCGCTTTTTGTTATGATGAAGTCGATTGCAATAAATTCAATTGCTCTCGCAGGTTTAACAAAGATTTTAGCATACATGATATTCTGATCTACCAAGTCAGGGGTAGTAGTGGTCTCATCTAAAACAATTTTAAATTCTGTAATACCAAGACGGGCTTGAACATCAGTCAGAATCAAATCTGCTCTTGACTTAAATCGTGTAAAAGTAGAATCAACATTCTGATCAAACAGGATTGTATCAGCAATCGCTCCAATTTTCTTTTTAAGGAAAATCATCAATCTTCTAACATTAATTCGATCCAACGCAGACGGTGTTTGTTGAAGTGTTTTCTGTCCGAAGATAACGATTTCTCCGATAGCGGGGAATCTCGCAACTGGGTTTACATTCAATTCATACAATTCATCTCGATCGGCCTTAGAAAGGTTTTTCCAAGTACCAACGACGCGAGGACCATCATTTCCTCCGAGAATTGATATACCGCCTCGGTTGAAGCCAGCGGGGGCGAACCATGGCCCATCTGAATTAGCGTCTGAAAATGCCAATGCGCCTGCGGCAGCAACGGTGGCCGGTGCTATAAAGATGTCTCCATTGCCGGAAAGTGTATCTCTCATTCGAACTCTTGGGTAATAAGTAGCAGCATAACTAGTGTTTAGATCTCTGGACCTAGCGGTTGCCAAGGCAGTTGAAAGAGAACCACCGGTTCTTGTGCCACTATTTTCATAAGTCTCTAAGTAGTCGTCGTTAAGATCGATAAGAGCTAATGCATCTCCACGATCTTCGACAGCCGACATTAATTTGTCACTTAAAGCTGCGTTCGTTAAGTCAGGAATAGCCACAACATCATATTTAACTACTTCACTGTCTGAAACGGCGTCAATAGCTTTTGAAATTGAATAGTATGGAGAACTAGTTGTCTCTGATTTGCCTGATAACACTTGCGAATTCGAAAATGGATTTATTCTTGTTACATCAAATCCATCAAATCCGCCGAACAGTGGTAGAGCAAATTGTCTAACGCTACTGGTCAACAAAGCATTGGTTCCCTCGTTGGCAACAAGTGAATCACCGGAACCCAACGAACCAGAAACCCAATAATATTTGCCCGAAGCCTTTCTAACATCATCTAATGAAAACACAAATGAATGCTGGGTTGCATTGCTTGTCGAATGAAGATCAATTCCGCCACCTTGGTATCTCAAAAGATCAATATAGCTTCTATCAGCAAGAATATTTTTTGAGTTTTTAGATGAAAATTTATGTCTCAAACCAAACATGTCTTTTGAGCTATAATTTACTCCCGACTTGTTGGTCGATTGTTCTGATAATTTTAATCTTGGAAATGTAAATGATGCTGTCAATTGATTAATCGAAGCACTAATAAATGAGTTTTCAGTACCTCCCCAATAAGAAGTTGTTTGTGCTGCTCCAACAACATATGCATTAACCATGGCAGTAGAGCCGGATACAGTAGTTGATAAAGGATATAATCTTCCGTCATCTGGGACAGCATCGGTGTCTTCGTCGTGATTTGTTATTAAAATTGAAAACCCTTTTGGTTGAGCAGGGCCGAAGAAACCGAACGGCAATGCATATGCATCATCGTTTGTTTCAAATTCAGAAGACATTTCAACACGAACATAATCTGAATTATTCACATATTCGCCGTATAATTCATATCTTTCGTTGGCATTGCTCCAAGTTTGGTATTGTGTACCGATTTTTTTAGCAACGAAGTTTTCAGATGATTCTTCAAGATTTAAGTTTGAAAACTGTTCCACAACATCACCAGCAGAGTTGCGAACTTTGACTGTGAATGAGGAATTAGGGTTTTTAACCGTTCCTAATTGCAAATCTTCAATTGTAATATAATAATTTCTTTCAAAATATTCTCCTTCACTTAAAGACACCAAGCGAAAGAGTTTTTTGTTCTGATCAACCGGCAATGCTTTATTAGAAACAGGTTCTGGGTTTCGATTAATGATCCAGCCTGTTTTTGAAGGGGTTGCCACAGCTTTGTGATATAATAGGTTATTTGTAGCAGCAGAGCCCGATGCAAGAGGAAGCAACATGGCATATTGTTCACCAGACGTTGTTTTTACGTTGGTAACCAAACGGTGAACCGCTTCTTCAAAAACTTCTCCAACCCAATAATTTTTATTCAAACCAGAAGCAAATTGAGATGAAATTACTCGGTGCGGGTTTGTATTTAATACATTTCTAATATACCCATCTTTCTTGTCTGGGTCAAAGTGAAAGACCAATGTTTCATTTGGAGCATAAGGCACATCACTAGTGGTATTTATGTCCAATCTAAATGTTCCGGGCGTTGAAGCATCCGATATTGATTTAATCAAGGTTCCAGCGGAAGAAGTGGTATGTCCTGTTCCACCAGCTACGGTGCCGCTCAAACTCAAAGAGGAGCCGGTTGCATATAAAATAGCCGCCAATGTTCCATCAATGTTTGCGCCAGCGGCACCTGATGGCATCAAAAACAAGCCGTAAGCAGTTCCATTTGCACTTGGTGACAAATCAAACGCAGCACCACCTAGATCCCAACCTGCTTCGCCAGCAGTTGTAGCATTAGCGTCTTGCTCACCAAGGAGCCTCACAAAAGTAACAGGGGAAGTATTAGACGCTAACCAAGCTTGGGCAGCATACGTTGCATATGTTGGCCCTTGGTTATTACCATCTCGCCACACATCACTGTTGATGGTTCCTTTTCCACTAATTGGTTTTCCAAAAACATCAATAAAATTTTCTAAACTACTAATCTTAACTGGCTTAAGGGCTGGACCTGATCGGGCCCTTCCAATGAGCAATAATCCATCTTCTTCCAAGGGTGTTTCCAGCTTACTTTGATCAACTTCTGTGATCTGGACACCGGGGGAAACAAAATCAAACTTTCTAGGCATTAAAATACTCTCCTTTAAATATATTATTCACAGTAAATAGTATTGTTTTGACCTAAAATCCTATTCTCTGTAATCGTTGTCTTTTTCTTTCCAAGGTATCTTGTCACCAGTGATAACTCTCTCCCTAGATAACCGAATTTTAACGATATTCTCTCTGATAGTCACTTTTGGGCGTTCATTGTTTTTACCTTCTCCAATAAGGAACCCAAGCACCTTGATTGATACATTAGTTTCAAACATTCGCTCGTCTGAGCCCATGTCATTAATATTTTTCACCTCTGAGAACTCTGGTTCAATAAAACCCTCGTATTTATACCCCTCTTGTTCAAAGAAAAAGCCATTGATGTTTCCCGTTTTAGCGATAAAAGGGGCAACTAAGTCGTTCATCTGCTGTTGGTACTCGGCTCTTAGAGTAATATTATACATTACAGTGATATATGATGGAACCGGAATGGTTATCTCTTGATATACTGTTTTGCCTTTATTGTTTACTTGGGGGCCAGTCTCTCTACTATCTTTTAAAATTCTAGCTAAGTCGGCATTTGTAAAATTTCTTGTCTTTTCTTGTTGAATTCTACGAGTAATTGTAATAGTCCCGCCCTTATAGTCGTTTTTTTGATGGTAATGTGCTTGAAATCTGCCTTTAAAAGACATATCTTTTGTTATTGATGAGCGATTAACAGCAATTATAGGAAGTTTCAATCTGTTGTCACTATCTCGCAAAAGTTGGTCTTTTTTAACTTGAAACGCCCTTTCAGCACCAAGCCAAATAACCGGAACTTTCTTCCACCCTTCATTGGTTGCTGTACAAAGAGAAAGTGTATTGTCAACCCAGTTATATAACCCGGAATCTATGGTTTCTATTGTAGAGGGCTCAAATATGTATTCTTTAACTGGCATTGAATAATCCGTCTCTTGCTCTAATGCATTCCGCTATTGTTTCAAATTCATGGGCTGGTTGGCCAAACAGGTGCTTGGGTTCAGATTTTTTCATGATTTCATAATAAATATCACCATATCGAACAAAATCACCCACTTTAACTTCTAAATCTTGATCTTCGGTTAATCGTCTTCGATGAAATTTAATTGTTATCTTCTCCATTTCATCAACTGCTATATTGGACATATAGTTTGTTTCTTCTCCGCCGTACTCAACAAGAGCGTATACTCTAATTGGAGGCAAAAATGTCTTTTCAATAGCCTCTCCATAAAGAGGGTGATAATTTGTATGGTCAATGTCAATTGGAAAATAAAGAATTTGTTGTCCGACGACTCTTTCAATTATTTCATCGTTAACTTGTTTGACTAAATCTCTTTCTTTCGCTCCAAGAAACATAGGAGGAGGAGGTTGGGCTGATTTTTTCCACTTATCTGACATTTAGTTATCCTACAAAAATTTTCAATGGCACGTTCTCAACCATGGTTTGAGAGTTTTCTGACATTTCGGCGTCTTGTGCTAATAATTGGTTATATGTCATTTCGTCCAATTGTGTTTTAAGTTCATCTCTTAAAGCGTTTTGTTCAGTTTGCGCTTGGGATAAAAGATCAGAAGCATTCAGTGTTATATTGTCGCCGGGAATAGGTATAGAGCCTCCAAATTTCCCTCTAACCTGTCCTAATGTCTCTTTTGAAAGAGCAAGAGCAAATCTGCGAATCCACTGTTTACCAATAGAATTAATATTTTCATAAGGGATATTTTCAAACGGAAGCGTGTTCATATTATTTATGCCATGTTGACCAGAGTCATAATCATCTTCCCAAGGTTTCGAATTTCCTTCTATACTAAACTTAAACCAAAAATTATCTGGTGATACATCATCTGGCTCTGGGTATAATCTAAGATTATTATTAATAATCTCATATGAATAATGAGAGGTCCTAGTATATAAATGGTCTTCGTACTGAATGGCCTGTATTTTGTTTTGCCAAGCGGGAATCACTTGAAAAGAAGAATCGTCGGCATATTGGCCATAATTATGCATGTCTCCAACAACATTTAGGCCACCATAATAACCATAAAATCTCCACATTTGGCGAGGCGTCACATAATAGACTTGATGTATTTTAATTCGATTCTTACCCACTTCTCCATAAAATGGAACTGTTGAATCATTAGTAGAGGCATCTTCAACAATAGCTTGAAGATTGTAGTCTTGTACACCCGCAACAGTTGTAATGGATCCAGAGTATATTGTTTGTTTTCCCCCAACAACCGCTTCTGTTGAATAGGCGTCAGCGATACGAAATGCCGTTTCAAAGGAGAATTTAGGATATTTAAGGGCCACATCTTCGGGACCATCAGTTACCTCGCCCTTATGGTTAAAACTAGCTGTTTGGGCCCCTAACATCGACCCTAGCGTATTCTTTGATTGGTGTATATTTACTAAATAAGAATATTCTAGAACGGCTTCTTCATAGTTGGCAAAAACACTACCTGATGTAATTTCGATATCAAGACTGTCTCCACCTAATTTTTTATATGTGTATGCAACTTGTGCTATAGCACCAGAAACAAACTGGGCAGAGCCAGTATAATAACCAATTGGACAAGCATCTGACACAACAGAATCTGCTGGTGATGCGCCATTAAATGACACCGACGCCGGTAATACAATTGCACTATTAGTAGAAGCTGGTGTTAAAGTTGGTATTGCCATACATAAATCCCCCAATCAAGATTAAATAGTTTCCAGAATGGGAAAGCTTCTAACTCTTCTTTGTAGTTCTCTTTGTGGTTCTTTTACGGGGAGCTTTTTTAGCTGGAGTTGGCTTTTCAGCTTTCACTTTGGCTTCTTTTTTTGCTTTTAGTTCAGCTTCTTTTTTTGCTTCTTCTTTGGCTCTAAGTTCAGCAGCTTCTGCTTCGGCTTTGAGTTTAGCTGCTCTTTCTTCCGCTTCTTGTGCTTCTTTTAATTTTTGAATTCTTACGGAGTTTTCTTCTACAATTCTACCAAGACCGTTTCTAATAAGGTCTTGATCTGGGACTTCTTGTCCAGCATTTAATTTTCTAATCATTAGTTTTTTTCTTTTGGATCTTCTACCCATTATGTTCTCCTTAAATATAAAATAATTAGTCTCAAAAAGAAAAAGCCCACCGAAGTGAGCTTAGTCTTTGCATTGCGGAGACTCAGTAGTGACTATGCATCCCAAGTAATCGCGTCGGTCGCTGTCGCGCCAGCATCTACGAAAACACATCCAGAAAGATGCCATGAAGTTCCATCACAAATTGCTTCTATCCAAGAACCAACATTAACATCTGGATTCCCATCAACAGAAAGTTTAGTAGCACTTCCGCCGTCCTTTTCTGCGGCATCGCCTGTGCCATCAACTTCCATACATCGGATAATGCCCTTGAGAACACCAGCAGCGGCACCAGATGGGGGCTTAAACTCAATAATAGCATCATCGTCAGTCATTTCTGTAGCCCAAATAAATTTACAATAAGCACCTTCTTTTACAGGCGGCAACAAAATTTCGATAGTCGCACCAGTATTATAATTAATAAAATAGACTTCGCCGGTTTCGTTTGCAGTGATTGTTTTGGCGGCAGTAATAGACTCCACTCTCATAAGGGATGCATTTCTTGACGCTCTTCCAACTTTTGACATAGTTAATATCTCCTAAAAATATATATTCGCTCTATGCGATCAATAGTAAATAGTATGTTCAAAAAGAAAAACCCCCGATGAAATAAATCATCGAGGGCATTTATTTATCCTAAGTTATTTTTTAGGAACCGGACTCACCAAGCAATCCACGAACGATAACAAGACCGTACATATCAGGACGAACCATCTTCTTGGCATAACGGGTCATGACACCCTTACGAGGAACGAAGTCCTCGACACCGAAGATAGTAGGTGTTACTTGGAGTGGTACATAAGGAGCATACACATATCCACTTTCGAGGAATGAGTTACCCTTACGCCCAACAAGAACAACATTACGAGGGAAATAAGGATCCACGATAACGTCGAACTTGCGACTCAAAGAGCCAACCTTAACGGCTCCGATTTCGCCTTTGTCTGCATCAGCAGTAACGTTGGCTCGGAAACCAGCGGTCATTTCCAAAATGTTAGCAGCTTCTGGTGAGCAAACAACATAGTTAGCTCCGCCACGAAGTGTCTTACGATGGATTTGAGCAGAAACATCATTGATAGTTTCAATCAAAGTCTCGTACCATTCGCTAACAGTGCCTGTGAAATCAGGAGCGGCAGAAGTTGCACCCAATTCTTCACCAGTTGAACGGTTAACAAAAAGACCCGGTGAACGTGACCAGTAGAAAGTACCAGCAGACGCACCGTTAACAAGATCAGCAAGAATCTCACGATCAATTTCAAGAGCAATTTGCTCAGAAAGAATCGAAGTCAACTCAACTTCAGCATCCAAGTTGTGATAAGCATTCAAGTCTTGACCCAACTCAGGAGTCCACTTGGCTTTCAGTTTCTTGGTCTGTGCTGTAATAGCAATGCTATCGACCTTGATGTCGATCTCAGGAATGTTTTCGTTAGCTTCAAGTGCAAACAAGTTACCTGCACCGCCGACGCCGCCAAGAGCGGTCCCAGCAGCAATCGAATCAGCAATAGGATACACAGATGCTGTGGATGGCAACGGAGTAGCAAGAGCCGAAGCTGCTGTAGTTGTGACATTAGCAATTGGTGCTGAATAAACAAAACGAACTGCTTGGTTTCCGGTTTGAGAATCAGCAGCGGAAACCATTTTAGTCAAGCGACGAATTTGATTAAGATTTGCGACAGAGCTCAATCCAGTAATGGTCGATGCACCAGAAATATCCAAAAGGAACGCTGACATATTATCAAAATCAGGATCACCAATGCTAGAAGCCAATGCGGATTTATCAACATCAACAACAATAGCACCAAGCGTTGTTGTGGTTGCCAACAAATCTGGGTCGTATTGAATATATTTTTTGTTAGCTTCTGAAACGGAAGTGTTCAATTTAAACAATAACGCTTTACCTTCACCAACAGCAACATCAGAAGTGTTGCTTCCAGTTGGAGACGCATAAGCATAACCAGTTTGACCATCTCGACCGGGACCACCAAAGCCGCTCTTGTAAGTGCTGTCAACAAGGTCAACACCACCGGTAACTTGTGAGGCCACTTGGTTTGTACCATAGATTGATTTATCATATGGGTTTCCATGACGATTTCCACTTTCTGTGCTCGTTCCGAGATTTGGTGAGAATGTGAAGTCAAGGAAGAAGATGAGGCCAGATGGCAAGCTCATCGGTTGAACGCTAACAAGATCGTTAGCAATAAGACCGGCGAATACTCGACGGACAATTGGGAAAGCGACAGCGGCGAAACCTTCAACATCGCCAGCAGCCATTGTGGAACTTTCACGAAGAAGTTCCTTTGCTTGGTTTTCCAAAAGACGAGCCATTGAGTGCTTTTGTCTCTCGGTTTGAAGACCTTCAAGCAAACCTGTTGATGACCATTTATTAAGAAGAGCTTGCCCTTCTGCGGCCATATCACGGTTTACTATGCCTTCTGTAAGTGTATTAAGAATAGACATTTTATAACCTCCTTATAATGTCTAAGAAAGACCAGCGAGTTTTCTCATTCTATCAGAGAAGGAATGATCTTGTGTCTCGTTGATATTTCTTTTTGATCGTTGCAAAATATTAGATAAATTAGACTTTCTGCTAACAGACTCGCTAAGTGATTTTGGTCCATCATTTTTGGTAGAGCCCACTGTAGCTTTAAGAGTCTCGCAAAGAGACCTTGCTTCATCTTTTGTTTTTGCGTTAGCGATGGCTTCAACAATTTTATCTTTTTGTCGCTCATTCAAGGAGGCATCGCCTAATATTCTGTTAGAATAAATCAATTTTGCATTTGATAGCATTGATTCTTCTAACTTGTTATTCATCTGCTTTATTGCAGAATATAATTCTTTATTTTTTGTCTTGTAAGATTCGATAGATTCTTTCATATCTTTAAGCTTCTTTTCAAGAGCTTCATTTTCTTCTTTATATTGGGTTGATTCAGACTTGGCTAATTCCATTTCTTGGTAATATTTTAATTTACCAGCATCTGTCTGAAAGGTGCCGTCTTTTACTTGACCCATATCGACTATCAATTCTTCTTCTAAAACTTCTTCTTGTTCTTCGTCGGACAAAAGATCAACAATCTCTTGTAAATCCAACATATCTTCGGTGTCTTCGGCAGCCTCAACTTCATTGTCGGTGTCGTTTTCAAGCCCCATCGCACTCATTACATCTTCGGTGTTCTCTCTTTCTGCTTCAACAGCTTCCGGGCTGTCTTCCAATTCTGCTTGTTGTTGCAAATCACCCAAATCAAGAAAATCATTAACATCAAATTCATATTTGAACTCAATACCCATTTCAACTTCTTGGTTTGGATTTTGATCAGCGACCGCAAACGGTGCTTCGATAGCAGAAGCGGGCGTTGTTTCCATTCCCATTTCTTGTTCCGTTATCACACTATCATTTTCTAAAAGCGAATTAACCGCTGCTTTGATTTCTGGTGCATACTTCTCAATAACTGATTGTTCTGCGTTTTTAAGGGCTGCTTCGCGAAGGGCGGCGGCATCCACAATTGCTTGCTCTAACATTGAAGACATTAAATAAACTCCTAAGATACTATTAACAAGAATAAATAGTGTTTTAAAGAAGAAAAGTCCGATATCTATTAAGTAAGGTTCACGTCACCATTTTTTACTGTCCCGTCACTGTACCTAACTTTAAATTTTAATTTATGATTACCCTCATCAAGATAGAAAGTAACAGACCCACTATGAAGATTGGCATCAGGAACAACTGCGGTTGGAGCACCGAGAACAACTGCGCCACTTATATAAAGATTTGCATCAAAAGCTGCTGGATTAATATTGCTTGCAATCATACCACCCTCAACAACTGAGAATAATTTCGGATTTGTTGGAGACATGACCTCAAATAACGTTTGCCCTCCGCTTTGAATTGTTACGGACGAAGAAACTTGAAATATCGAATCTTTCAACCTTGCGCGTACATGGCTACCGCTAACTTGAAAAGAGCCGCTTACACTTAGTGTTTCTATCGGCCCAGTACCTCCAATACCAATTCTATCATTAGTTTGGTCCAAAACTAATGTGCCATTATCAAAATTCAAACCATTTGTTGTTGCGACGGCTGTTCCTGTAAAGGTAACCTGATCTGCTGAGTTATCTCCGAGGATTGTGTTTCCGTTGATGGTAAGACTTGAATCAATAGTTGATGCACCATTAGTTCCAATTGTTAAATTTCCATTGGCCGCGACTTTAAACGTTGCAGCGTTAGAGCCATTATAAACTATTTTAAATTGAGGGTCATTTGAAGAAGATATTTCTAACGGAACCGATGGTGTAATATCACCTATTCCAACAAAGCCGTTTGATTCATTTATTTGAAAATCTAAACCAGAAGAGTTAATTCTGAAATCGGACCCGATCACTTGCACTCGCCTTGGTGAAAGATTTCCATAGTTTGTTAGCATCTGGACACCGCCAGCAACAAAAGCAATTAAGTCATTGCCTCCAAAACCAAAATAACTATCTGCGTCACCAGCATGAGTTATATATTGTTCAATTTGCAGAGCAGATGCGCTAACATTGCCAGCGACGACGACATCGCCAGAAGAGCTAATATGACTACCAACATGTAATGTTGTTGAAGCAGAAAGGGCCCCAGTGACCGATAAAATATTCCCAACATAATTTAAATTTGAATTAGATGCAATAGCACCGACGCCGCCGCCTAATAAAACTTGATTTGTATTAGCCAAAGCACTGGCGTTTGTGACACTCTGGTTGGTGAGAAGTTGTGTTAATGTTGATTTCTTAATATCACCAGAATCATCTATAAATAAAGTAACACTACCGTTGGGTGTGTTTTGAGCGGTTGCGTTATCTATCGATAGCTTCAAGCCATTAGCGTCGGCTGAAAGACCACCATCATCCATTAACTCTATTTTGTTTGCATCTATAACAGACCCCGCCCAAGCACCATAAAAAGCAGAACCAGAAATGTTGCCAGAACCAGAAATTGAAGTATTTTTAAAATCCAACACAGAGCCATCAAATGTCAAATTTGATTCTACTGTTGCTTCGTCAGCGTCTTTATAAGTTAAGACCCCGTTGGCAGTGCTACCGTCGAATGAAATGCCTCCGCCAGTAGGGTCGATAAAGACGCCATCAGCATAAAATGCAGATGCAGAAATATTAATCGAAGCACTAACATTACCAACAATATTTGCATCTCCGGTAATACTAACATCAGATGACGAAGACAGGTTGGAAAATGTTTTTTGACCATTTATAGTTTGATCAGAATGTTTGTCAACAATGTCCTCAATGGAGCCATTACCTTGACCTTCGAAATTAACATTTCCGCTTAATATATTATATGACATTTATAAGTCTCCAATTTATATATAAATAGTTTATTCTATTGAACTCTGTGATATCCAAGAGTTTTTCTCGCAAGATACTTGATTTGGTTTGCTGAGAGTTCTTGATCGTAAATTGCACAAGAAGCCTGAATAAAAGTCGAGTTCAATCGAGTGTGCAAGTTATAAACTGCACCCAGTGAAAAATATCCAGAATTTTGTGCTGCGTCTTCTCCCGGTGCTTTGGAAGTTGTCCCAGAGCCAATCTCTGTACCGTCTATATATATCTTTACACCCGTTCCGTTTGAATCTCGTGTAAATGCGAGATGGTGCCACTCATAATTACTTGGCACAGTTGTGTCCGAGTTAACTCTATGATATGTCCCTTGAGAGCTTTCGTGCAAATAACTAATTTCATACGGCAAGGTCCCTCCAAGTTTTGTAATTTGAAGTGCATACATCGAAGGACCGGCGGCACCTGTACCATCAAAAGATACAAAATAATGTTGATTGCCGGTTGAATCCGGCTCATTTGCTCTTGTTCTAAAGAGACAGCAAAACGACATTGCACCTGTATATTTAAAATCAGTGGTGCTATTGCGATAATAATCAAAGTGTGATAAGCCCCCGGCTGTATTGGGGATAAAATCGCCCTCATCAAGTGCTTCATCATTCTGAGTTAGATTTTTTGCTGACCCAGCGGAAGAATCTGTTAGTAAGCTTCCAGAGGCAAAATTATAAAGACCTGTGGGGCTGAATGTTGTATCATGAGCACTTCTTAAATAATTTTCTTTCATTACTGGCATTAACTTATCCTCCACCAATTGCTTCCATCTGAAATAAGATGCATACTTTCATAATCTGAATCCATTATTTTCGTTGCTGCTCCGTCAATGGTTTCAGATGAATTTCCATCAACAGTAACTGTCTTGCCGTTTGCAACACCAGCGATCTTTACAACAACTTGAGCATCGGATGAAGCAGCGGGTAATGTAATTGTTACATCGCCAGAAGCTCCAACAAGGTTAACCAAAACAAAATCCCAGTTAGAAGCTGTGTAGTTGCTTGTTTTTTGCGCTGTTGCTCCTAGTGCGTCTCCACTACCTCCACCACCACCGCCTCCGGTGGCTGTTAGGTCTGTCTCCGAAACATCGTGCGATCTCCAATATATTTTTCCATCTGATTTAGTATAAAGATATCCTTTGCCATCAGCAGGTTGACTTGGCGTTGCAACTTCGGCTGTTATGGCGATTTTACCATTAACATCTAACTCTGCGATTGGAGAATCCGTTCCAACACCAATTCGAGCCTCTCCGGCATCAGCATGGAACAGTACATTAGAGTTATTATCTTTAATCTTGAAGTCAATATCTTGATTTGCGTTATTTATCTTTACAACATTATTGCCTTTGTCCATCTTTATCATTGATGTTCCGCCGACCTGCATATTGATATCATCATTTTGAAATCTGATATATGTGTTTGTATCGCCATTATGATAGAGGTATTCATCCATCCCAATATTTCCGGCTACATCAAGTGCGTAGTCGGGTGCGGTGGTTCCGATTCCAACTCTAGATCCAGAAACAACCATAATAGAGGAGCCGCTGGTTATAAAGCCAATATAATCCTCTTCAAAATCTATTACCGTATCTCCTTCCGAATCAGCGGAGCCTGTAAGATCAGCTATTGTTTGTGGGCCAACAGAATATTTATAAGCCATAAATTCACCTCGCAATAAATAGATTTTAAATAAAAAAAGGGCGATTGCCCGAAGACAATCGCCACAAAGTAAGGATAGATAAAAATCTAATTTCAGACTAGAAGATCTTCCATTCGTTATTACCAACAAAGACACATTGAACAGCAGCAAATGGCGATTCAAGAACGATTGATGTTTCACCATCAATTGTGTGAGAACCTTGTTTGCTAATTGTAACTAATCTAGTAGAGCCACAATTTTCCATAGCCTTGATAAAAATTTGATCACCAGCAGATGGAGCCGCTGGAAGGTCAACTGCTGTGTTCGCGATCGAAGAAGATGCGAAGAAGTTAACACCAGCAGCCAAAGTATCACCATTTGATCTGGCAGAGTGAACTGTCAAAGCAGCATCAGAAACATAACTCTTAAGGTCAGAAGCTGGAATTTGCTTAGTTGTATTGCCATCAATAATAATGAACCCATCGGCATCAGCAATCGTGATTGAAGATGTAGACTTTGCAGAACCATCAAGCATGTTCAATTCGGCAGTAGTAACATTTGCACCATCAAGGATAGCAAGCTCTGTTGTGGATACAGCAGAAGCACCAGTTTGCCAAGAACTATCTGAGAAAGCACCCACAGTACCATCGCAGTTTGGAAGATTAATTGATCTATCGCCAGTTGGATCAATAACGCCCAAAGTGGTTTCATTACCATCGGCGGTAGACCCTTCAAAAGCAATTGAACCAGTTATAGCAATTGTTGTTGAATCAATTGTTGTTGTTGTACCTTGAACATTCAAGTTACCATAAACTGTAACGGAGCCAGAAGAAATTCTCATCTCAAGGTCATTGGCACCAGTACCATCGATAAAGAAATCAATTTGATCATCAGTACCGAAGTCAATGGCGTCGTTACCATCACCGCGACCAAGTTTAAGATCGTCGTTGAGAATAGAAGTGATACCGGTTTGAGCAGCATCAACATCAAGAAGACCAGAGTTGTTGGAAAGACCAGCACCATCAATTGCTTCTGCAAGAACAGACACATCCATTCTTTTAAGTGTTCCAGCATCAGAAACTAAAAACTCATCAGTAAGAGCCAAGCCAGAGGCCAATGCTGTTTGTGCTGAAATGACATCATCGTTTAATTTTGCACCTGTAACACCATCATCTTTAACTCTCAAAGTATCTGAGTTGATTTCAATAGTTGAGGCATCAACTTTAACTTTAAGAACCTTTGATGAGCCGTCTTGTTCGATACCGTCACCAGCCAAAAGAGCAGCGATATCAGCAATTGTATCGCTTTTCATAGTACCATCAGAATCTTTAAAGTACAAAGAATCAGCAGTAAGAGAGATTGTAGCATCCGCAACACCTTGAAATTCAACAGTACCGTTAGAGATGATAGAAGCACCACCAGAACCAGAAACAAGTAATCCAGCAGAAGAAGTAACTTCGCCAAAAGAAGCGTTGTTACCTTGGAAATTACCAGCACTACTAATAATTTCACTTCCACCTAATTCAAATGAAGTACCATTAACTTCGCCACTTGAACCGTAAATAACAGCAATGCTGTTAACGATTGTGCCTGCGGCAGCAGTATCAAGCAAGTTGAGTTCAGCAGCAGTTGATGAAACAGCAACACCGCCTAATTGTAAACCACTGGTCTTAGCAACGTTGAAATCAACATCATTTGCAAGTGTGAGAGCCTGTGCACCCAAAGTCATAATGTCTGTATCGCCATCACAACCAATTGTTGAACTGTTATCAACAGCCAAAGATTTAAGTGCAGTGTCACCATCTGCATCGACAGAAAACCCTGTCATTGTAATTGTTCCCATTGTAAGATCGCCAGATCCGTCAATAGAAGTTGCACCAGCAATAGAGCCAGCGTTTGTGATTCCACCACTCTGTAAGTTCATTGAATCAGCAGTAAGTGCATCGACTTCGACTGCGCCTTCTTGTGTTAATGAACCAGAAGCAGTATAGGAACCTAATTGAAATTTATAAGCCATATATATATTCCTCCTAAATATAGCATGAGGCAAGGCATGTCGAGCTATACAAGACACACCAACCCCCTCAACCTAACTAGGGAGCAGTATCACGTTTAGAAGAAAAAAAATAATATATTTTTATCTCTCGACTAGAAGATAAAATATTTGTCCGATCCATTGCTGTAAACATTAACTGCGGCAAATGGACTTTCTAATCTGATGCTTGAATAATCATCAATCTTTTGAGACCCAGAGGCCAAAATAAGAACAGTATGCGTTCCGGCAGTGCCATTTTCATCTTTAAAAATAAATGTCTGCCCACTTGTTAACGTTGAAGCATCTGGTAATCTTATATCTAAATCCGTTGAAGCAGAAATTCCAATAAAATAATCCGATGCTGATGCTGTGATGGTCGAAGATATTTGTCTTCTTTTTAAAATTAAACCACCTTGTAAATTTAAAACACTACCATCAAATGTTAAATTTGCCTCTCCATCAAGTTCTGTTGTTACTGCTCCAATCGTGACTAAACGATTTGCGGCCCTATTATTTAATTCAGATATCTTACCAGAAGAGCTTGTCAATACAATATTATTATTTGAATCAATTGCAATAAAACTGGAAGTCGTTGCTGTACCTGCTACAAGCCCAGCCAAATTGATTCCAGAGGAAGCTGAGAGTTTGGCTATCGACAGTGTGTCAGTTGTTGGATTATATGATAAAGATGCATCGCCCTCTAAATTTACCTCTCCCCCAACATCTTTGAAAAAAGGAATCCTACCTCCGGCGGTGTCGCCGTATAAATCAAATTGCTTTACATTTTCCAGATTTGTTCCATCGCCGCCAAACGATCCTGTAAATGAACCAGATGAAAATATACTAGTGGCTGAGACACTACCAGATAATATATTGTATCCCATTCACAATTCCCCCTATATCAATAAATGAACCATTTATCAACACCATTACTGTAAATAGTTAATGCTGGGTTATCACCGGAAAGATTGTAAGTGGTTTGGTGATCTATTTTTTCACCAGTGGATGCAGAAATTGCTATATGATTAGCATCAGAGCGAGTACCGTCCGTTTCATCTTTAATTATTAATATTTTTCCCGGCCCTGCTACGGATGCAGACGGAAGAGTTAAAGAAACATAATTTGCAGATTGAAGACCTATTATAGAATTGTATGACTGCACAGAAATAGTTGTCTCAGCAGAAGCAGAATAATATTGACTTAGGCCGCCACTCATAATATAAAGAGAACCAGTAAAGTTATGAACATCACCAGAATCGTCACCAAAATTTGTACTACCGCTAACGTCTATTTCTGTTTTTGTAGTCTGTTTGACATCAAATATATTGGCTCTAAGGGTTCCGCTAATATCCATACTACCAGTAATAATCAAAGCATTGGCATTATGATTAAAAAGAAAATTAGAACTGCCGGAAATAGTACCATTTGAACTGGATGCAAATTGTACTGCACCGTCTGGTCCTTGTGCGACTTTATTTGAGTCTGTTATATGTGCCCAACCAAATTTGCCCATTATGTAATCCTATTAAAAAGTGCTAAAAGAAGCATAGTTGGCATTTTCAAGCAGAGTGGCCGAACTCGTATTAAAAGCTATTAAATCAGCCCCAGCAATTTCAACTATAATGTGCTCTGTGTCTGACACTGCAACCGCTGCTCTCGTTCCGTCTGTTATATCAACATGATGCAATTCTGCCCAAGATGCGGCGGCATAATTATAAATAAAAACCTGATCAAAACCAGAATTAGAACCAGTGCAATGCAAGTGAACATATCTCTGGTTTTCTGTTTTATAAACACCATTGGCTTCTGTGAAATTATCTGTTGATAATGCAGATAATTCACCCCACGAAGAGCCTGTTACATAATCCCCATCTCTTCCAGTTGCATTTTTGGGTCTTCTTGTTCTGCCCCAGCTTGTTGCTCTATATACCGACATTTAATTTGCTCCTATAAAAGTAAATACAAAACTAAGTAGTTTGTTTCCTACGTTTTGCTTCCTCTTTTCGCCGTCTTGCGTCTGAACGTTTCTTGGCTTTTCGTCTTCTTTCAGAGGGTTTAATATAGTGACGGCGTTCTTTGACCTCTTCTATAATTCCAAGTTTTTTAACTTTTTTATTAAATCTTTTTATTACTCTCTCAATATTTTCATTCTTTCGAGGTCTAACTTTGTAATTACAAGCCATTTTATTTATCCACCATTTTTGACCAATTGTGAGCCGAGGCCATTAAGGAACTAATATCAACACCGGGGTCATTTGGTGCAACTCCGCTTAATGGCCCTTGTTGTTGAGTTTGTCCGGGTGATGGGGCGGATGTGGTTGGAGTAGTTCCTTCAAAAAGGTCTACACCATTGTATGCACCTGATCCGATTGAATCAAGAAGTTTTTTCTTTCGCTCTAAAATTTGTTTTCTCTTTTTCTCTCTTGCGGCTGTATTATCAATTTTTGGCTGGACGGGTTGAGTAGTTTCAACAATACGAGCAGCACCTGTACCTTTCATAACTTCTGCTATGACTGTTGATAAAAGGCCCTCTTCCAATAAAACTTCATTAATACATTGCTTCACCAAAGGTTTTAGAACCTTTTTCAATTCATCTTTTTTCATTATTTCCTCGGACTAATCTTTTAATATCTTTTTAAACAAATCTCCGATAATCTCGGCTTTGTTTTCATTAATCTTCTTTTCATAAATAGAAGCGGCTATGTTTTTTGATTTGTTATCAGGGTAAATATAAGCATCTGGTGTTGACGGCTCAGAAACAATATCAAAACAAATTAATTCAAAATCTTCTTGAACCATAGATGCTCCCATTTGTTCTTGGACCGACCCCATGCCTCTTGACGAAATACCAAGCTTAACACCGGAATTAACAAGATCTTTTACAACTTTACCTGATGGTGTATCCAAAATTTTGATCTTTCCGATAACATCATTGCCTTCCCACCAAATAGAAGTAATTAGATGAGATACATTGCGAAGATTAATAACTGAGTCGTCTGGATGGTCTAGTTCGCCCAATGCTCTATTGTCTTTTACAATACTCTCATATTTTTGTATTTCTCTTTTCAAAACATTACACGGATAGATTCGGCCATTTCCATTCTTCTTTTCGCAAGTTTGAATGCGACCGGAAAGATAAAGGGCACCATCGGCAACTTCTTTTTTCTCTCTTTCGGTCAAAAGGTCTTGACAGATTCCATCTTTGCATAATTCATAAAATTCTGTTAATAATTGTTTTGGCATTTTATTTCCTTGTTATCCGTAATATCTATCAACCTTATCATCAAGCTTTTCAGCAAAAGCTCGACCAACAGGATTATTTTTATCTGCGTCTAATTTATCTTTTAAAGCATTGATATATTTTCTAGAACCACTAAATCCATATTGCGGAGATAAAGCAAGTATCATGTGTTGATCTAATGTCATCTCTCCTCTTTCGGGATGATTTGGGTGTTCTATGGCAAAGTCCCTTGGGACAATTGCATCCCAACGCCATGCTTTCTGCCACTGTTCATCTTCGGTGGGTGCGGTGGGTTTGGAAGCAGCAGATCTAGATGGAGCAGCCATAGAAGCCCTACTGGACTTGGGTGTTAATTCATAATCTATCTCATCCCATTTATGCTTTCGCCAACGACCTCTTGATTCTTCTATTTCTTCTTTAATAATTTGTATTAACCTTTCTTTTGTAATCTTCATTGTTGTAATTCCTTAAAAAATAAAAACGGGCGCAACCCGTCCGAGTTAGGATCCAGAGCAGCAACGACGAACTGGCTGAAGCATCCATTTAGTTGTCCAAGTCATTTGTCCTCTCCTGTTTTATTAATTTTTAAACCACTGTCATTAATTAGCATGGATAAAATGTATGAGGTTCCCGAAGCAACCCAGCCACATATAAACATGTTTCCAATGGAGTATTTGAAAGTAAATAGTTCTGTCCATCCGTTTATGAAGAACAAAAACATTCCTACCCAAAATCCCATACACATAGCACAGTTCGCCATGTATCCAATAAGGCCGTATTGATCCCTTCGGGGCCGGATAGATTCAAAAATTTTAGAATAAACTAAAATCTGTGTTAAGCCGTATGCGGCCAAAATAAACCAAATCATTCCTAAATCCAATTCTATTAATTGTACGTTCATTAGTTACTCGTAAAGGTATCGACCATAAACATATGGAGAGAAAAGGACACTCTGGTCGATTGATCCCTTATCAGCATCTTGCGGAACCTCACCAAGCTCAGTTGAATCAGCAGCATCGGGGTCGAGCAAAGCATCATCCATCATATCGTCATATGCTTCCATAGATTTAAAGTATGGCCGCTCTTCATTCATCCATTGACCAATTTCATACAATGAGGCTTTAATTGGATCAAGCTCTGTTGAATCTAAAATTAAAGCTTCAAGTGATCCATAGACATTTCCGCCTTGGATTGAATCAAAAGCAATAACGCCCTTTTTCTTGAGGTGTTGAAACAAACGACTCTCGGCTCCATATACCACTTCGGACATTAAATCTTTTGCGAAAGCAACAATCTTTTTTGATTCCAACATAACAACAATATCAATATCGGCATGGTCAAATATCATTAAGTCACCGTTTAGTGCTCTCCGCATGTTTAATTTAAATTCCAGCATTTGGCTTTCTGGTTCTGCAATTTTAACACTAATTGTCTCGTTTGCTGGCTGTTCGGTTGGCTCCGGTGTAGGGTTGGCAATATTTATTTTGATAGACATTATTCTAATACCTCAGAAACAAAATCTTGAATATAAAACACCTCTCTTACCAACTCTTCGGTAATTGGAATTTTTTTATAACTTTCAAGTTTTTCAAGAACTCTTTGAGTATTATCATAGAATTCTTTATTGTTTTTAATTTTATCTGTCTCAGAGCATCTTGTGACTTGTTCCTTGAGTCGGGCCACTTCTTCGTTCAAAAACGATTTAAGGCCAAGTCCATTATCCGAGAAAGAAGTAATATAGTTCGTTAAAAGATCCTTTTGTTCTTTGCGAAGAGTCTTATCATAAGTTTCATTAAATTTGTTAACGAATGTCTTGTATTCCAAACTATCAATATGTTTCATTTCTTGTTTTTCTTCTGTCTTTGTAGAAGTGAGCATTCCAACAACTCTTTGTTCCAAAATCAAACGAGTTTTAGCGTTTGTATTATCTGAATGAAAATACTGATACAAAGAACCGATGTTTTTATAATTTGAAATAAAGTTTGAGAAAACTGAATTTGAAAGAGATTCGTTTATCTCTTTAATCAAAGCTGTTTGTTGGTTGAAGATCTCTTTCTTATCAAGGCTGTTAAAGTCTTTTTTGACCTCAAATAAAAACCGTCGAGAAAAATTCGGAGACATTTTATCTGCCTCTAAGACCAATTTATATATTTCTAATTCTCTTTTTAGTGGAGACTCAGCATTAAAATATTTTTTAATGGTCTCCAAGATGTTTTGTTTTTTATCTTCTTGTCCTCGGACAATTGCTTTTGTTAATTCTGTGATTAATGATTCGTAAAGAAAAGCGGTGTTTCTTTTCTTATTGTGTTTTACTCTCATTCTCTGTGTTCTCCAAGTTGTTTAAGCTTTCTAGAAGTTCGTTTACTTCTGATGATGTATTAAATAGTTTTTCTTCTTCTATTTTATCTAGTGTTTTGTTTTCTGTTACGCCCCTGACTAGTGAATCTAATCCACCAAAACCAGTTTTGCCTTTAAAAATGCTTCTGGTTGTGTTTCCATACTCACCTGTGGCTTGATTTTTCATGTGTTTTGAAAACCCGCCTTTGCGATAATTTAGCTGATGTTTTTTATATGGTCCTCTGGTTTTGTCTTTTCTTTTACCGGGGGCGGCAAGAAGAACATCGTCATCTTCGCCACCGGCCCCTTCGTCGCCGCCTTCATCGCCGAGATCAAGCTCATCATCACCGCCAAGATCAAGTTCGCCGCCAGCATCATCATCACCGCCGAAATCAAGATCACCACCGCCACCGCTTTCGGGAACCTGCCCAGCGACTTCAAGGTCGGCCATAAATTTCCTATCAAAGAACATTTCTCTCTGCATTCTAATAAATTCATCTTCGGAAATTCCAAACATATGTTCGGCAATCCATCGCATTGAAAAGAAGCCTTCGGTAGCAGCACCGGCGACATCAAATTTAGTTTTCCAATGTTCAAGTTCTTGAAGTTCAGCAATCTTTGAAGGGTTGTTCAAAGAGAGGCTAAAAGCCAAAAGATCGTCGCCTCTGAAACCTAATGTAAAAAGATGAATAATTCCAATCTTTTCTAACTCAGAAACAACCACTCTTTGTAATCTTTGAATAGTTCTAGCAAAGCGAATATCTTTTTGTGCTAAGGTTGTTTTGTCTTCTTGTGCTCCATCGCCCATAACAAGATACGATTGAGGAACTTTGAGAGCAGCAAATAATTTTTCTCTTAAATACTTAACATCTTCAACAGTTCCTGTAAACTGACCACCGGGAAGGTTTATAATCTCTGTTCCAGAGGTTCCACCACGGATAGGAATAAAATAATCTTCTTCAATTGATAAAGGATTATATCGAAGGTCAACACGACCAGTTTTTGGATCAACTACTTGGTGTCGTTTCATTTGAGTCATAACTTTCTGCATATATTGTTCAACATCATTTGGTGAGATATTACCAACATCAATTTTAAATACTCGCCTTTCTGGGCTTCTTACGATACGATAAGCCATCATTGCATCTTCAAGCAATGTCAATTGTCTCCAAATACGTCGAGCAGGTTCAAGAACCGAAGTTCCATAAGGGGCGTGTTTATCATTACCAAGAATACGAAAGTGAGCCATCTGCCAGTTTTCAAGAGTCATACCAGCACTGTTCCATTGATATTGGACATAGTTTGGATTTGAATCATCCTCTCCCTCTAATCTTTCAATTTCTTGTGGAGGCAAGCCAATTACGCTTCTTATTCCCATTTTGTCATCAATATCCAAATATAAAAACAAGTCTCCATACTTACACATTGTACGAGACCAACCAAATAAGTTATGATCGATATTTAAAACATTGTGATACAAAGAATGTAAAATAGATTTTATTTCTTCGTTAGGGCACTTAATTCTCAACATAGGTTGTAAAGAAGAATGAGTGGTCATTTCATCAGCATAAATATCAATAGCAGAAGCAATAATTGGTTCGTATTCCATCTGATCGAAATCAATATACCTCTCATTGCGATTTCTATTAGAAATCATATTAAGGGCCATAATATTCATTGGGTTATATTCAGTCTTTTTAAACTGCTGTCCCGATGCAGATCTAAATTTAGATGAATACATATCCAGATGTCTTCTTGATAATTGTCTACCAGTCTGGGTTCGCCTCTGAGTCAGAGGGCCCGAGAACAGTCTCGTTAGTTGTTTAAATAAACCTGATTCATTATTATATGGGTTCTTGGTATTTTTTCTTCTTTGTGCCATTTTTCTTATCCTTTATAAATCCAAAGAAAATCTTTTATTTGCTCTTTTGCATCTAATTGTTTTTCTTTAAGGTCTGATCCGTATCCATTCATGCCTTTTATAGCAGTGTTCATTGTTGTTTTGTTTAAGTACATAGAATTTAACATCGCTTTTTTATATTCTACATCTCTCTGGTTAACCTGTAATGCCGTGTCTCTAACCCAACAAGCGATAGCCAAAGACATCACCAAATCGTCATGATACGATCGCATGGCTTGTGGTTTTCCATTTTTCCAAATGAAAGTTTTAAATTCATGAAAAGTTCTTGACGAATAGATGTTTAACATTTTATTTCTTATAAACTCCTCAAGTTTTGCTACAATCAAAGGACGAGTTTTAGTTGAAGTTGTAAAACCAGCAACTGCTCCATCCATGGCTTCGCCTTGGACAGATTCAACAAACTCATGTGTCGATTTAATTGAATAATAGAGATTTGGATAACCGAGAGTAATTAGTTTTTCCAAGATGGATATACCAATTCCATTGTTTTCAACAACTAGAAGACAATTTCCATATTCTGTTCCCGCTGAAAATAACATTTGAGAATACATATCCAAATTTGGCTTGCCTTGGTATTCAGCTACAATCTCCATCGTTTCTAATTTTAAAACATGGAATACAGAATTATCGGCACCGTCGCCTCTTGCAACATCTGCAACAAGTAAATAACTGTTACCTTCATTATATTTCTCCCAAATCCAAAAGTTCCTATCATGACCTGTTCTATATTGTGGCTCACGAATAGTATTATTTAACCAAGCAATATCATCAGGGTGAATCACTGTGTCGCCTGATGTGTTAAAGTTGCATTCTAACTCTTGTGCTATTTGTCTCCGAGACATGTTCTTTGTCTCTTTCTCAAACCATTCTTGATTTCTTTCGGGATGAACATCCCAAGGGAGACAGACCGGATGAAAATCATTCTCTTTATTATCGGCATCAACATAGGTTTTGTGAAACCAGTTTCCAACACCGTTTGGAGTCGAAAGAGCGATACAGCGACCACCAGTTGATAGAGTGGGATATAAACCAGTCCAGAGTTCTTTTAGGCCATCGACGTGTGCGGCCTCATCAATAACTAAAAGCGAAAGAGCTTCAGAACGACCAGCATCACCAGAAGTGGAAGCAGCTTTAATTTGAGAGCCATTTGATAGTTCAAACGATGTTCTGTTGTCGATTGAAATTGTAGCCACTTGTAACCAAGGTGGTAAATTCTTCATGATATGTTTTACTTTTTTTACCAAGTTGGCAGCAGTGGCAAATTTAGTTGCGATAACCAAAACATTCTTATCACGATGAAACAACATAAGCCACACACAATATGCGGCTGTAATAGTTGAGATCCCCAACTGTCGGGCTTTTAGGATAACTGTAAAGCGGAAATCGTTATAGTCGTTTAATAAATCATCTTGATACGGATAAGTTTTAAACGGAACGAGACCTTTCAGTGGGTGCGAGATCCTACAAAAATTATTTGTAAAATAAACCGGATCTTTCCCGCATTTAAGGATTTCTTTTACAATCTCCTTTTTTGAGAGTTTAAAAGACATTATTTCCTAGTGTCGTTGCTTGGCCTCTTCTTAGAATTAAGAGAAAGAAAATCTCTGATTGCTTTATCTACTGTGTCCTCGGAGGGAGATAACACTGGCTCTGAATCAACACCGGAGATTTTAAACCATCGGTAAGCTTGGACAAAAGAGCGAACGCGAGATGTTGATTGAGCAAGAACTTTAATTTCTTCATCTTTCACAGGAGTAATTCTAACTGATTCGCCAGTGATGGCTTTATATTCTTTTTGTAAGAATTTTTTAATATCATTAATTTTTCTTTCCATCTCGGCTTCAAAGCCACCAGCATAAATATCTTTAAGTTTAATATCTGATTGATATACAATGCACATCGCATCACCGGAAAATTTAACTTTAAACCCATCAATAACTCTTGAATCAAGAATTGGATCACCTTCTTCGCGATTGAGACCAATCTTTCGTGCTTTTCCATCGGCAGCATATCGTTCATCATGCGAGCCGTCATAAGCATTTGCGGCTGCTTGTGCGATACCTTGTACGATTTTTAGTGTGTTTGAGCTCATTTAGTAATCCTCTATTTTTTTCGGGTTCGGCGTTTTTTTGTTTCGGCCATTTTAACTTGGGCAATTTTGGCTTCTCTACATTTGTCTATTTGGGCTTGGATATCAGCGACAATCATGTCGCCATACGCCATCTCGTTATCATATGATAATCCATGCTTCCAACTACCAGATTCCAAATGTTGTTCTAATTTCTTGTAATTACAATCAAGATATCCCGGTAAATTCATTCTTATTTTTTCGATTGCTTGTTCGACAGATAACTCATCAGATGCTGGTCCGGGTTCACTTGGCAATTCGATCTTTTCTTTGATCTTTCCAAGCTCTTCTTTAATAATTTTTCTAAGTTGTTCTTTTGTTAATTTCATTGTTTTGGTCTCCAACCTTTATTCCACCTATCTTCGCGCCCCTCAACCCATTGGATGTAACATTTTTCACAACAATCAAACTTCGTCATATAGACATCATCATTTGATTTAAAAGAATATGTTTTACAAATCGGACAAGATCGCTCGGATTCTTTATTAAGTAGTTTTTTCGGAATAAAAACCCCATTTACTTCTTCTCGATCAAAATCTTCTTTGTCTTCATAGTATTTGTGTGTTTCTTTTAGTTGAGCCAAATACTCTTTTTCTTTCTCGTCTGTCCAATTGCTCTTCGGGTGTTGTATTGTTTCTTCACCATATTTCTTCGCAATTGCTTTCTCAACTTTTACTGTGTAATTCGGATCCTTTTTGCTCATCGCAACCCCGGTGTAATAGCATACATAATGCCGATTGCTGCCCCCGCGCCAACTGTGAAGCCACCAATAGCCCACCAATGGGCATTTGAAGGGCGAACATACTTTTCTAAACTCTGAATGTGTTGATCTCGAATACTAATCACATCGGTAAATCGTTGATTGTCTGCTTCTGATTTAGCATAAAGAATATCGTATTTATATTGTGAAGTGGCATTTGCTTGTCCAACTTCAAAATCTACTCTCAATTTGCATTCAAGATTTCTGAACTGGTGATCGACAATCAGTTTTGAAACTGCTGGATCATTAAATAAACGACCGTCAAAGGGGGCTACGTCTCCTTCTTTGAGGTTTGTGAATTTCGCTTCTTCCGCTCCATTTGCCGCTGACGACCAAGCCAGCAAAAAGCCCATAAGTACATGTTTCATTTCTCCTCCAAATAATCGATTATATTATAACACACTTTTTAGAGTTTGTCAAGTGTTAATCTTCTGGGTCAACTTTCCCAAGCCAATTAATTAACGGAGTTGCGCTTTCCTTGCTAGAGTCCGCGAGGGCATCTTCTCCGGCATTTGCTTTATGGTTATCACCGTCTTTACGGAACTTCTTGATCAGACGGTTCGCTTTTTCTTTCATTGCATTAAAATTTCCCTCAGAGCGTTCTTCTTCCGATAGAATCTTTCCAAGCTCTTCTTTAATAATTTTTCTAAGTTGTTCTTTTGTTAATTTCATTTTTTGTTTTCCATATAATCATGACGACCGGATGGAGCGGATAGGTCGGAAATTTTCTTAAACCATTCTTTTTTGGCTGTCCAAATACGCGGATCTGGTGGGGTCTTGCCTTTTTCGATGTTCCAGTCTTCTGGCCAAGGGTGGTTTTTCAGCACCTTTTCCATGCATTCCCAATCCAGTATTGGCCTGCCTTCTCCGTCGACATCACGGCAATGCGGATCCGCAGCATCAAAGACCTTCATATAATAATCATAATCTTCTTGAAATTTCTCTGGGTTGTTGATTTTATACCGATCTTCAATCCAATCTTGGAATTCGTCCTGTCTATCCCGAAACCGGCCAGAGCCGGAGTACTGCTTTTCCGACATCATTACGGCTTGGAGTTCTTCTTTAATAATTTGTTTAAGTTGTTCTTTTGTTAATTTCATTTTTTATTAATCTCCTTGTTTTTGGTTGTGTCTAAGGATTTTATCTTTTTCATTGACTATGGTGGAAGCCAATCTTCTTAATCTGTAATACTCGGATCGTTCTTCTTTGGTGAAATCTTTGATGGACTTACCCAAGTCATTTGCCATTTGTTTCAGAAGACCGGAAGACCAATCGTCCAGCCACCTTCTTTTGTCAAAGTCGGGTCCTGATTGGTCTATAACTTGATCGATCATTGCGCCGATTTCTCTGGCTTTTTCTTCTGTCGCATTTTCGCTAATTCTATTTTGTCTTCGCGCTTGTTGTCTTTTTGCAATACGTTTATTTTCATCCTCATCGGGATCATGATCTTTGGATTTGGTAGCTGGGTCGAGCAGTTGAGTAACTTTCATGGCAATTGGTAAAGAAGCGACACCTATCATGCCAAGATGTTTAAGAGCATCAAGAACCATCATAACATTATCTGGCGTGATGTGTTCCAAAGATGGCGACTCTATAAGTGTATTGTCTGTATTTGTTTCACGAATTTCATCAAACATCATATTGATCATACCCATAATATCGTCACGATCAAGATTATTGGTTGTTACAAGGTTTTCAAACTCACCATAGATTTCTTTTGGAGAAAGACGTTTGGGCATATCAAGTGCATTATACATTTCATCTTTATCGCCCATGTCGTGATAATGACCTTTTTTCTGTACCTCTTCTTGAATAAATTTTTTAAGTAATTTTGCTGTAAGTTTCATAATTTTTCCTCTAATTAAATTTTATCAACGTGCTTCGCAAATCTATATTTCAATCTTTTAGCATCACCGACAGTACCCATAATAGCATCCTTATCAGAGTTAAATGCTTTTTTTATGTCTTCCATAGTAATATCAGGAAGTCTTGGCGTTGGGTCACCGGGGTGAAAGGTCCAAACAACAAACTTTTTAGGATCTTCTCTGGATGGCCCAACAAGTAAAGTTGTATGTTTTGTCTCACGTTGGGCGGTCGGTATCACTGTCACTACTTCGGCTAATACCATTCCAAATTTTGGACTTTTTTTATCCTGTACTGTTGCTTTTCCAAAGTGAGCAGGTTGAAAGCGAACTGGTTGATCATCTGGGAGTCCAGCAATCTCTGCTACTCCCAGATAGCCCGGAATGGAAGCTTTGAACCCAACAGCAGGAGAATTAATTGCGGGATGAGGATATTTTTCCCACTCTGCATTCACTAAATCTTTAAGTGTCTGTGATTTTTGAAAAACACTGCCGACCGAATCTCCACCGGGGTTACGACGAGCGACACTATCTTCAAGATATTGTTGATCTGTATTTTGAAACGCCTGTTTTGGACTAACTATGGATTCCTTTTCTTCTGGTTCGGGCTCTTCAACAGGAGCGGCATCAACCGGCTCTTCTGTCTCTTCTTCATTTTCTTTGACGTATCTCCGCCAATTCTCAAATAACTTTTGCTGTTTTGTAAAGCTTGAATATTTCATTTTTTCACTTTCCTTTTTTTAGCCTTTGAAATTTCTATCTCAAGGTCGGTAATTTTTGTCTCGATATGATCAAGGCGATGCTGAGTTGTATAATAAAAACCGCCGAAAACAATTGCGGCTGTTATAAAAGTAATTACTGTTTTTATATCGAATTTTATTTCATTCATCATTTTTTATTCCCAACTCTTCTTCTAAAATTCTATTAATCTCATCTGGGTTGTTTTTTGCTTCTTTTAGTTTTTTTCTAACTTCCACTTCTTTTTTCATGTTCAAAGAATTAAAGTCGTTTTTATATTTCTCACGAACAATCTTCATCGCATTATCATACTTTCGTTTAGCTTCTTCACGAAGTTTCTTTTCGGTCTCGTATGCTTTTACAATAGCATCTTTCTCTTGTTTATAATGTTTAAGAGTGAGCTTGGCTTGGATGAGTTCCGCTCTGTTTTGTCTCTTACCAAGAAGATAAACAATAACAAGAGCAACCATCATCACAAGCCAACGCCAATGTTGCCGACACCAAACGGAAGCAATATCCCACCATTTCTTAATCAACAACATAGACATAAAACTCACTCTCCGTGCTTATAAACCTTCACAGTGTCGATGACCGATTGACCACCAACATAAACAATCGCAATCATGCCCCAAGTCTCTGGGTCAAGAAGCGAGTAGGCCATAAGACCGGTTGCTGTTGCGAATACGAGAAGTTTTCTTGAAATTGCTTTTTCAAGCATTTTATCAATTACACTTCCAGTTTTTTCTTTTAGTGCTTGTACCATATTTATCTCCTAATATGATACAATAAATAGTAAGTTCTATTTTAAAACAACATTAGCATATCCATCAATTTTATCTATATCGATGGTCATGTCTACAACATCTTTTAATGATTCAAGGTGAGATACGAGCAATACAATCTTAAATTGTGTCTTTACCATTTCTAACAAACGAACAAATCCTTCCATGTGCTCGGCATCCAATGCTGTTGCTGGCTCATCAAGCACAAAAAGGTTTCCAACTGGTAGGTTAGTAATTGAAATCATACCAAGTCGTATGGCCATAGAAGCTAATGTCTTCTCAGCACCAGAGGCCATGGAAAGAGGACGGGGCTCATATGCTGGATGTTTGATAAAAATATCTAACTTGTTGTCTGTGTTGTCAAAAAAGACCTCGAAGTCAACGATGTTGGCCAGAACCTTTCCTATTTCTTCATTAATAATTGGAAGACGGTCTTTGATGATATTATATGAGATTCCATTGGCGTGCATACATCGCATGAACATTTCATAAGCAACCCACTTGTTTTCATAGCCCTTATACTCTTCAAGTTCCTTCTCGATGTTCTTTATGATTTGGGCGGTTGATCCCTGTTCAATAAGACATTCTTGCAACTGCTCATTACATTTAGTATATACTTCTCGCAGTTGGGATAGCTTTGTTTCAAGTGCTTTCTTTTCTCTCGTAAGTGTTCCAAGGTTTTCGATGGCTTCTCTATTTTCTTCATATTCCGCTTCCTGATTTCTTAAACTTTCTATTTGATTCTTTAAAAGATTCAATTTGTCTTTATTAGACGATAGTTCCATAGATTTTATTTCATTTTGATTCTCTAATTGATCAATATCTTGAGAGAACTTATTGTGTCTCTCAATATTAGAAGCAATAACTTCTGGATTTATAAAGTTTATTTTTTCTTGTATGTCTGCGACAAACTCTTGTAATTCCTCAATCATTTTGGTTGTGGGCATTATCTTAGTTGAAGCTTCGTGAGCATCTTTTACAAACTGATTGCCTACACAATACTTGCAATTAGGATCATACTGGTGTTCGTCGAGAAGCTTGACTTTTGATTTCAAGTTTTCTAATACTTTTGTTTGCTGATTTAATTTTAATGTTATTATTGATTTTCGTTCTTTGTGAGTTTTACAAGTTTCATTTAGAGAAATAAGTTGCTCATAATTTAAATCATCAAGAACCATTTTATATTGCTCTACAAACTCTTCATTATTTGATATTTCTTTTTGAAGATCGATATTCTCATGTAGAATTCTCTTAACATCTTCTTCTTTAAAAACAATATCGGCTTTAACTTTATCAATATCAATTATCTCTGCTGGTATTGAAGATATGATATCTTCAACTTCTTTTAACTTACCGGTGAAAGATTCAACTGATTTTGTTGTCTTTTGGCATTCTTTTTTCTTGCTCTCAATTGCTTCAACAATTTCTTCTAAAAGTTCTTGATTTTTGGTTATCTCTTCAAGATAATTCTTTGCTTCAAACTTCTTAATTAAAGTTTTAATATCAGCGGAGTCCTTTTTGGCTAATTTAAACTTCTGATCGAAGATATCCAAGTCAAGGAATTTAGCAATAATTTCTTTCCTCTTCGTCGAACCTTCTTTGATAAACGACAGGGAGTCAAGCTGTGAGGCCATAGAGGTTAGTAGGAAGTCGTCAATCGTACCAAACTTCCTTCTGATATTAGCATCGGTTTCGTTGCGAGTAGTTCCATTTAAACTCTCATCAACTCCACCAATTTCTTTTGTAAAATCAAGATCAACCTTTGCTTCGATTGTTTCCTTGCCTTTTAACTTTCTTGTATACTTGTTCAGATTACGAGCAATCTTATATGTCGCATTATCTGATTCTATTTCAAGAAGAATTTTAGCATCTTGTTTGTTCTGGTTGATTATGTGGACGTTTTTTCTTTCATTCTTAGAAGTTGTATTATACATTCCGTATAAAACACTATCAATAATAGAAGATTTACCGGAGTAGTTCTTACCAAAAATACCCACGATACCATTAAGTCGATCAAAGTTGATAGTGTTCTTTTCGCCATAGTTAAAAAGATTGTCCCAAGACGCACTCTTAAGTTTCCAAATAACATTTCTTGTTATCTCCTCGTTTTCCTCAACGGTTTGATTGTATTTTCTGTTTAATTCCAACACCTTATCCATGATTCCATCATCGAGTTCCATGTCTTTAAGGTATTTTCTAATATATTTCTCTTGTACTGTAATATCCCGAAGGTTCTCTTTCTTTAAAGCATCGGAAAGGTTTGTCTTTTGGTTATCTTTATGACCCGTCTTAACACTAAATGAAACACTTGTTGGTCGCCATTTAACCTTAGCAAAGTCCATCGCTCTTTTCATTTTAATTGGAGGTATAAGATTAGAACCAATCAATCTCAATCGACAACCAACAGGGATATCATCTTTGGGTAATTGACCTGTCTTGGTCAATACAACATTAATAAACGGACGAGGGTTATTAAGCTTGTTAAACTTAACCTTAAAGTCGGTCTTGTTGTTAATATACCACA